ACCAAAAGAAGAAATTCAGTTAGAATATGATTTTGTAATTGCTAATGAGAGTAATAGTGTATCTAAAACAGATAGAACTAATAACTTTAAAACGTATACTTTAATTGAAGAAAACTATTTTAAGTTAAATGAACAAATTCCATATGGTAAAAGATATGGCGGCGGCGGGCGCGGTGGCCTGCATGTTGCTATCGGTACTATCATTCAAGAAATATTAGAAGAAGTTATTGGACCTGATTGCATTGACTATGAGAACTGGGAGCCAGGTGACATGGTGATAGATAACTTTCCGGAATATATTATCCCACCAATATCATTTAGGTATTCAGATCTAATCAAGTATTTGCTTAGGTTGTATTATTTTCTCGATGGTGATCTAGCTTGTCAAGGAATGCTTACTTTTAACAGGGTAAATAAAAAATATCAACTACGGCCCATAAGTAAAATATTTGGTGAAAACTCAGAGTTGACGCAAGAGGCATTTGGTGTTGGAGATTTGACTAATGTCGAGAATGTCGGCACAGTTAAAAGTAACCCTATAGATGAGGGCGTTCTGGTTAATAAATACACTAACGCGTTAAAGAATACAAACTTTACCACCCCGATGGTAACATGGAGTAACGAGTTCTTTACAAATTATTCAGTAGCTACAACTAACCAATACCTGGGGATAGAAGTTAAAGAATTAATGACAATTAAAACTATTAAGGATGCATGGGCAAAGTCGTTTGTCGAAGTCTTTAAATGTGTTGGTGGGGTGCCGAAGCCCTTCCTACCATTAAATGAAGCAAAGAGTAATATTTTTAAGCCCTTTATTCTACCATATAAAAAAGAGCATGTAAGAAATATAGCAAAAGCTCAAATGGTTTCTAACTTAACCTTTTTTAACCTCCAGCTAGCTATTGATAATATTGGCGATACAGCTAGAAAGGCTGGTAAGTTTATAGATGTATTTAAGAGAAACAAAAAAGAAGAAATTGCAGACAAAAAATTATTAGGTAGGTGGTTTGTAACTAAGGTAAGACACCTGTTTACAAAAGATAAGTATTTTAACGTAATCTCATGTGTTAAAACATTTGTGGGGCCCGACTCTAAAATAGAAGACACTTAAAATGGCTATATGTAACAAAAGTATCGAAACATTAAGAGCTTTAGAATTAACTAAAGATCAATTTGATTCCCTTGTAGAACGGGATTGCAGGGGACAAAATAGAGGGCCAATATTAGGGTATAAGTTTACAAATAAGGATAAACAGCTGTGTCAATCATTTAAAAGAGTATATCAATTAGGGCTAAGACAGCTGCAAATATTTGTTGATGATCTTATACGTGGTAATCCAGAAATTGATGAACAGTCAGCTTTATACTATATAAGGCAGCTTTATAACGGACCGTTTACAAACTATGTTGTACAGTATGCGCAAAATCCTTATAGAGGTCAAGGTCGTAAAGAAAATTGCTTTTTTCCCTCCCCGGACACTTTAGCATGCTTAGCTAATACAACTCAACAAAACGCCAATGTACCGGTGTATGTCGGTGCATCTGAAGACATATCGATAAATTTATATAAAAAGACGCCGGCTTTTTTACGAAGGAATCTTAATATCTGTCAGACAACATGCGCTGATGTTTTTAACTATAACTCTGAAAGCGCAATATATAGCGATGGTGCATACCCGTATATAGACAGGCGTTCTATAGAGCGTGTCAATAATGAATATAACGGGGATTACTGTTCAGGGCCAGTTGCGTGTGGTAATCTAATGATTAAGGATGTTAAATTTGGTAACATATTAAAAGGCATTGCAAATAGTATTATTCAACTAGTTGCGGGCTACCTCGGTCCGGATGCGTTTAGATTATTTACTTACAAGAGAGATATAAACTTTTTCGACCCGAATCAAAATATATCAAAAACAAAAAATGAAGCAGTTTGTAAATCTGTCCTTCTCTTAAGAAAAGCCTTTGACGAACAAGGGAATGAAAAGTTAGAAGAAGAATGTGTTGAGGTTTGTTGTAGTTGTTGCTGCGGTCCATCAATACCAAATTTTGGTCTTACAATATCTACCGGGGAAGGCTCGTTTGATTTATACACAGTTGCAGGTCGGGGCGGAACGGGGTCGAAACCGAGAGAGAATCCAAATATTGGAGGTACACAAATGTCGCCACAAGTTGATCCGGTAATTGAAGGTCTCGGTACTTTCCCGGGTGTGTTGAATGTTACTACGTTTACCAACCCTTTAAGTGCCGCGCAAAAGACTTTAGATCTAACGAACGGATCTTTATCTGGTGCACATACACATCTTACAAGTACTGGCGAAACAGTATGGATGCCGTTCGGTACTATGGAAGAGTTTCAAGAATATTTAGATAGAGGAAAAGATATCTGCGACGATAAAGACACTTGCGACGACGCGCTTGATTTTTAAACATCAATAACGTCATCGTCCCTATCAACCAATGCTTGCATAATATCTTCACGAGAGAGAAGCACTCTAGTCTGATTATCTGTAATGTTTATCCTCTCTTTAGATTCAACATCCATTTTCTTAACTTCCTTTTGTGTTTCGTTTCTCTCGTTAGAACTGTGAAGCTTTTGTAATGTATCAATAGACCCTGCAGTTGCTTTAATTACTTCTGCCAATGCTGCAACATCTCTATTCTCCGGAGCTGTTGAAATGTAATCATTAACATTATCAACAAGTTCTAAAGACTTTTTAACAAGCTTTCCAGAAGAGTTCATAATAAACTCTTCTAAATTGTCTTTATCTATAGTTATATCTTCGCGCTTTTCGCGTACGGTACTATTATTACCTTTTATCTGTGCAATAATATCATTCACCGCTCCATCTAACTCTTCATCAGCCATTACATCTATATTTAATCTACACTTGAATTTTTTACAACATACCTTATTATAGTTATATGATTGTAAGGTTTAAGAAAACTAATGAAAATGCAGTTATTCCGTCTAAAAATCATGATTCAGATACTGGTTTAGATGTAACTTCCGTTGAAGATAGGTTAATACCAGCGCGCGGCTCTGCTGTCGTTGATGTAGGGTTAAAATTTGCATACATTGATCACGGGTTTTGGATAAAGGTGGAAGGTCGTTCAGGCCTTGGATTTAAACATGGCATTATTCCGCACCCTGGAATTATCGATCAAGGATACCGTGGAGATGCTGGGATTAAGTTATATAATAATACTGATAAGGATTATAAGGTTAAATCCGGAGATCGCATTGCTCAATTTGTTGTGTATAAAAATTATAATGTCGAGGTAAGTGAAGGTAATATTATGGAATCAAAACGCGGGGAAAAGGGGTTTGGTTCATCTGGTAAATAATTATGATTGATTTTGATAAAATTTGGGTCGAAAAATATCGCCCGCAAACGCTAGATGATGTTATCTTAGATCAAGAGACATTACGCGTAGTTAAAGAGTTTAAAAATGAAATACCTAATCTTCTTTTTGTTGGTAATCCTGGTACTGGTAAAACCACCCTTGCTAGAGTTATTGTTAACGACATTCTTAAGTGTAATTACCTTTATATTAATGCTTCTGATGAGTCTGGTATCGATACTATTCGACACAGTATTACTAATTTTGCACAAACTAAATCTTTCGATGGTAAGGTTAAGGTCGTAATTTTAGATGAGGGAGATGGTCTAACATCTCAAGCTCAAGCAGCGCTTCGTAATACAATGGAGTCGTATGCTAAGTATTGTAGGTTTATTATTACTGCGAACTATAAGCATAAGATTATTCCAGCCGTACAGTCCAGATGTCAGTCATTAACTTTTAAACCTGTTATCGAATTAGCAGTTAAAAGATGTTACACCATTCTAAAAAATGAAAATATTAAAGTACCGGAAGAGCAAAAGAAAAAGTTCGTACAGCTTGTCAAGCGTCACTTCCCCGATTTACGGAAAACCATTAACGAGCTCCAAAAAAACGTCATTGATTCAGAGCTGTGTATTACTAGCGTTGTTAGTGATAACGAGTTGCTCGAAACGATTTACAAAAAAATAGCCTCTAAGCAGTGTTTAGAAGCTAGGAGATATTTGATTGAAAACGAAGATAGGTTCCAAGGAGATTATGACACGTTATTAGCTAATTATCTAGATTTTATCTATACTTCAAATATCGAAGATCTTAAAAAGAAAGAAACGATTGCTATTATCGCAGACCATCTCTATAAGAGCGCGTTTGTTGTAGATAAAGAAATTAATGCATTTGCATGTTTAGTAAATTTAGAAAATGCCCTACATTAAACCAGAACAAAGACAACTAGTGGATGGTGCTCTTGAAGTATACGGATTGAATTTTGTCCCTAAAAACGCAGGTGAGTTAAATTACGTAATTACTGTTTTTATAGATAATTATATTAGATCACAGGGAGAAAATTACGCAAATTATAATGAAATGATTGGCGCGCTAGAGTGTTGCAAACAGGAATACTACAGAACGGTAGTAGGTCTTTACGAAGATCAAAAAATTGACGAGAACGGAGACGTTTAGGCTTTTTTAAGATCAGCCATATATTCGTTTGTGTATGATGTAACCGCCGGCGACGGGGTAGCAGGATCACTAGGAATTACTGTATTCTGCTTTGGTAAAGATCTCTCTGTTGGTGTGAGCTCATGTGGCTCTGTCCCACCTCTATCAGATCTATTGGAAAGCATTTCCTCATCCTCTACAACCTCTTCCGGTTTGATGTTTACATTACTAGGTCTCTTTAGAGCATCTGGTATAGGCAGAAGGTTAGGGTAATATTCAACAGACTGTCCTAACAAACCAGGAACTGTAACATAATGTGAATATCTCCCACCTCCTTCATCGAGTGCAATATCTAAATTTACATCGAGAGATGATTGCTGCGAACTAGCAGGGTACCGCGTAGGTTCTGTATCTTTTATTCCAACGACTCTAATATGGAGCCCTGAATCGATCATTTTTGTGAGTAACTCTTTTGTATTTTTCGGTAATGATTTATAACAATCAGTTGATTGATAATCGTCATTAAATTTAAAAACGTCACCTACAAGAAAACCTCCGCGTTGGTATCTTCTCATATAAGACTCGTGCAAATTAACAAACTTTTTACCTGCCATAATATTATTTATGCAAGCTTGCAAATAATCACACAGTATCGCGTAACTTAATCTTTAAGAAACTCAGCTATTGTATGAAATGCTGTAAACACTTCAATATCCTCTTCTACAGCAGGTCCTAAATTCTCTTCGAGTTCAAAAGAATGCGTTGTATGTACAGTTCTTTGGATCGCCCATCCAGTCGTTCCGGAATCATCTTTAACGAATACTCGTCCTTCTACTGGATTTGGGAGCTCCAATGTTGCATAAACTTCATTTTTGAGAGCTGTTACTAGTTCGTTAGTGGATATCTCCACATCAACATCTGCTTTACCTTTAACACGCATACCTATAAGTATATTATAGTTCCTTAAACTCGATTTACCACTCGGGTATTAAATATTATAAATGGCTCTTATAAAGATATCAGATGTCTCGGTAGATAAAAAAGATAACGCGGCCCTTAAAGGTGGTTATCTGTATAAGGATTTATTTTTAGATCTAGTACCCGAGGTATATTATAACAAACAACTAAACAAAGACGTAGTTTTAAAAGATATTCAAGGGTCATATGATTTACAAGCTATTAAAAATAGCATTATAAATGCGTTTTTAACGTCACCGGGACAGAAAATATTAAACCCTGAATTTGGTATTGATTTAAGAAGATATCTGTTTGACCCTGTCAACAGCTCGACTGCGTATAAAATTAGGTATGATATTGATACTAAATTACCTGAACAAGAGCCACGTATACAGCTTGAAAAGGTTAACGTAGATGCTATTACAGATGCGCAGGAATATTACATAGCTTTACAAATAAACATACCATCATTAAATGCATATGGGATAACACTTAAGTCATTATTAAATAGTAACGGATACTACGTATTATAATATCATGCCAACAAACACAAACGAAACATCGAATAAGTTTTTAGATTTTAATCTGCCACAAGACGCATATGTCGCGTTTGATGCAGTAAGTTTAAAAGATTATATTATTAATCGATTAGATGAAAATCAAAAGTTCACCGATCAAAATTATGAAGGTAGTAATTTAGCCGCCGTAATTGATATAATTGCATACTCTTATCATGTTCTCTTGTTCTATTTAAACAATACAGCTGCAGAAGTAAATTTTGATCAAGCTACTCTATATGAGAACATGAACAAAATTGTAAAGTTAATCGGTTATAAGCCGGCTGGTAAGCAAACTTCTATTGTTCCAATAAACGCAGTTGCATCAGCATCTTTACCTACCGGTAATTATACTATTCGTAAATATTCTTATTTTTTAGCAGACGGTGTTCAATATAACTTTAATGAAGATTTATCCTTTAATAAAAATGTTGCCGGCAAAACAGAAACTTTACAAACTGTAAATGATGAAGCTATCTTGTATCAAGGGACCATTAAAGAGTATCCAGATTATACTGCCCAGGGCGAGGAATTTGAAATATTACCAATTGTTGTAGATAACATTGTTGATAGTAATGATGATAAATTTATTGCTGATGGTACTGTAAGCGTGTATGTCAAAGAGGCTAGTAATTCAACATACTATGAATACCAGATTGTTGAAAGCTTGTATCTATCAAGCGCGGTTGATAGAGTATGTGAGATTAGATTAAATGAATACGGTCATTATGAAGTAAAGTTTGGAAATGGTGTATTTGGTAAAAAGCTAGAGC